TTCATAGAAGTAACAACACAGCAACGCACTGCCGCTTCTAAAGAACGCCTGGCACCCGTCGGATAATCAATCACAACGCCGCTCTGTGCATATCTGTCAAGCACTTCACATATTGCACTGCTATACGACTGCATACCAGATGCCACACGATAATCTACCTCATTCAGCATATTGAGTAAATCTCTCTGCGTCTGCAACATAGTTGTCCGCGTAAGGTTATTCAATTCTCCGAATGTTTTCATCATTTCGGCATTCATTGCCATGATGGCTGCATTATTTTGCAAAGGTGTTTGAACATCTCCAAGCCGTTTTAAAACCTCTGCATCATCAGAGAATGATGTCATAACACTATCACGCAATAAACGCCGCACTTCGTCCCTGCTCTTTCCTGTCATTTTTGAAATTCTTTTTACAATTTCAGTATGATGCAATCCCATCTGCTGGAGTTTCCAAAGTTCCCGATCAGTAGTGCCAGACATTTCCCCGGATTTTATCAAACGCATTGCTATATCACTGATAATCCAATCTTCCAGTTCCTGATACATTTCTATCAGTTTATCTGATTTTCCGTAAAAAAAATCCGGCGTTAACATTATCCCCTTCCTACCTCTCTCTTAACCAAATCAACCCATTCCTGACCATGCGTTTCCTTTGCTCTCTCAAACCAATGATCCGTAGCTTCCGGATGCCCGTTCGCATCGTAGTGCAATGGTCTGCCAGTCGGATATTTCTTTTCTCCGCTGTGTGCCCATGATCTTCCATCCTCTGTCAGATACAATTCTCCCATATACTGATAATGCGCATATGACACATCCGTCTCAATCAATCCGGGTTCAATAATATTCGTCGCTCCTACCATAGATCCCTGTTGAAACGGCATATATGGAATCATGTCATTCAAGACCTGCATATCTAATTTATCCTGTGCGCGTCTAAGATTTCCGTCAATTCTGCTTGTATCAAGTCTTATATTTACGTTTCCAACAGTCCTGTCGTACCTCATTTACATCCCTCATACTGTAATGGCTGCACTTATCATTAAGAATCCCCAGTAAATTGTGTCGCATATTTTTTTCTTTTTCCTTGCCTTATCCATTTCTTCTATAAATGAAACACAAAATAAGAGCATGATTATTTTTAGCACCATCTTTATTCCTCCCCGTACAGTCCGCCTGTATTCTGACTTGCGTTCTCTTCGTCCCGTTCTGCAAACATCTCGTCTATTTCCTTGTCATTGAATCCTTCATATTCCTTAAGATATTTCCGCTTGCTATATACCCCCTGTATCATAAGCTGATATGCGCGCTGCCTGTCCTGCTCAAATGATGCAAGCAGATCCTTGAAATAAAATATATCTTCATCTGCCACGTTTTCATCCAGTGCATTAACATACCCGCTTGGCAGATTAAAGAACACATCACAGTATTTATCCAGCGCATATGCCAGGTCTTTGATAGCTGTCTTAAGCGCAGTACGAATATCCGTGATGGTCTCCACTGTCTCGCTGTCGTCGCTCTCAATCTCTGTCGCAGTTGTATTGCCAGTTTTACGGTCAAGTACAAACTGTCCCTGTGAGAATCCTGCCTTTGTTGAGATCATAGATAGAATTGAATTGATATCTGCAACACGCTGTTCTGTAAGCATTGTCGGTATATGCTCGTCAACAGTACTGGCTACATCGACTCCGTGCTTTAATCCTTTTACAAATCTTGGAAGCTCAACGCGTTTCTTATCGCCAGTGTCCTTATCACGTTTCATCAATGCATTTTCATCAATAAATGTGATATGCTGTGAATCAAATACTTCATCATCTTTTCTACTCCAAGCCACGTCAAGGTTCTTCAATTCCTCAATACAGTTTGCAAACACTGACACCCCCTCAGGAGATGCATAATCGATTGTGTTATTGTATGGCATTTTAAAATAACCAAATAGTGGCTTTTCTACGTTAGAAATATTGATCGATTCCGGTATATTCTTCCACTCCGGTACCTCTGTCAATGCAATACTGCGCCCCAGGCTGTCACTTCCCTTGGACTTAAAAGCCTTATTCTCAATCATATATGTTCTGCCGGTATTTTCTCCATCCTCGGAAATAGATGATATAAAATGCTGATATTCTAATCTTGTATAGTAATCATCACCTTTAATCTGCCGGTCAATAAAAATAACTCCAAGGATATCACCGTTACTGTTCTTCTCTGTCACTGCGAAACTGCCCGGCATCACATAGTCTATTGCTCCAGCCGGATTATAGGTACCGCTTGGCTTAAGGATAATTCCGCCCATACCACAGGCATCTTCTACTTTGTCCCGGATAGATTTCTGTATCATGGCGGCAATACACTGATTAATATAATCAGCCCTGTCACTGCCGCTGATCGTCACATTCAGATCCAGACATGTTTTTTTACTGGTATAATAGCAGAGGAACTTTGCAAAATTAATTGTCCGCACGGTCTCACATGTCCAGTACGGTCTTCCTTTTATGATGTTCTGCCACTCGATCTGTGCAATCTCCATCAGATCAGAGGATATAATATCAACACCAAATTCTTTCTCTGCACTTGTTTTGAATAGATTCATGAAAAACTCCTTTACTCGTGTGAATATGTTCATATGTCACCGCCTTAAATGCCAAGCTGTTTATATACTTCATCTATCTTGTGCCACTGAATAGCCAACCAATCTACCATTTCTTCATTTTTTGCCCAACCGCCATTATACTGGTTTGAAGAATCTGATAATCCACTCTCGTTCAAAAATGCATGCACAATTTCATGGCGCAACGTCTTTTTCCTGTATGACTTCTGTTCTTCTTCACTCAGGTCAAAGTATTTTTCTTCTGACATATCCGCAACAACAATCAATTTGCTCTCTTCGCCACAATAACCGGCTAAGCTATTTTCTTCCAGATACTTATCCTCTGATACTTTGTGTGTCTCAATTTTGTATTCTGTTCCCAGTACATTAATCTTCGTATTCTCCATCTTCTTCCTCCTCATCTTCCCAAAAACCATTCCGAAGCATTATTTCCTCTTCCAGCTCAAACCTGTCTGCATAAAACACTGGACGGGCTGCTTTTTCCGGCATCTCATATGGCTCTTCAAAGTGAATCCCCCACTTTAAAAATAACGGTAGCTGCGTCCTCATCTGGCAGCATCCCGTTTTTGCCAGAATGAAGTTCCCTTTGGGCAGCGTCTTTAATTCATCCGGGGACATCAGGGGACGTCCCATCATCTGAAGGCTCTGACTCGGGTCATGCTTCCCTCTCGAAACAGACCCGCCCAGGACTGTCCTGTTCCCCAGCGCTTTGGAGAGGATTTCCGCGCTTTCCGAATTAGGGGCAAAGCCACCGAACAGGATATCCTGACAGTTGTCTATGATAATGCTGGAGCCTTCTTTTCCATAATTTTTTTCCAGCTGGGCGAAGCTCTGGATGATCGGTACCATACTGATCCGACGGGAACGTCCTGCGGAAAACATCATTTCCATCGATTCGACTTTCGGGATCGTTCCAATCTCGTCCGCAAACAGCATGACCCTGTTCGGGAGTTTTCCCCCGTGCTCATCCGCTATCATCAGCATTCCTCTGTAAACAATAAATAACAGCTGCTCCAAAGCACAAAAAAGGGCACAATGGAAAACCCTTTTCCTTTCCATCCGCCCTTTTTTGCAAATAGACATATCCTAAAAACAATACCAGGCCGATCAACGATGCGCTGACCGCCCCCTGCAGACCGAGGACCATTCCACTGCTCCCTGCCAGCTTAATATCCCCGCCGCCAATCCCTTTTCCCTCTTTTCCGCATAATGCCGCAACCAAATACGGCACTAAAATGAATCCTCCCAGAATATAACACGGGGAAACATTCAAAAATAACACCCTCAGGCATGCCGTCATCACAATCCCTGCCTGCAGCCGGTCTGAAACCTCCCGATACCAGATGTCCCTGACCGAAACGGCTGCAAGCAAAGAAAAAAAAGCTGTAGAAACCAGCATTTCCATCCAAAACACCTCTGCAGCCTGAAATGCCGGCTCAGCCTGCATAATCAAACATCTCCTTGACCCGGTTCGTCAGCGTGGGCAGTACCGTATCATTAAACAATGCATACAGCCCGGCAAGAAGCAGCGCCCCCAATACCACTGCGATCAGGATTTTTACTGCGGTATCCACATATCCTTCTCGCGACGTTTCTGCCAGCTTTGTCTTTGCTTG